TGTGTGGTGGAGGGACGTGGCTTGGCTAAACCGGCCTGGAAGGGCTGGAGATGAGCCTGCGGGAGCTTGCGCAACTGCCGGACGACGTGGCAAGCGAAATGCTCCTTGCCGAGGCGGCGGTGATTAAACGCGCCCAGAGGCAGAAGGGCGAGGCATACGGAGTCCACCGCACCGGCGTTACGCTCTCGTCCATCACCCACGGAAAAGTGAAGACCGAGAAGGACGGCAAGGCCGTATATGTCTATCCGCGAGGGACCAATAAAAACGGCGCCAGGAACTCGGAGGTGGCTTTTGTGAATGAATACGGGAAAAAGGGACAGCCCCCACGGCCATTTATCCGCGACGCGAACGAGGCGGCGGCAGATGAGGCGGTAGATCAGGCTGAGAAGATATACCGCCAATGGCAAGATAAAAACGACTTATGAACTGGAGGAATAGAAAATGGCTAATTTCGGTGCAAAGTATCCCTGCTTCGCCCCCTTCAAGGGTGTGGAGCCTACGAACGCCCTGCCCAAGTACGATGCAAAGGTAGTGGTGGGCAAGCTGGTATCCGCCAACCTGACGGTGAATCTCGCCAGCGGCGAGCTGTATGCCGACGACGCCCTGACTGAGCAGCTCAGCGAGTTCGCCAGCGGCACTATCGCCATGGAGACGGACGATATGCTGGACGACGTGGCCGCCGTGGTCTACGGCGCGACTGCCGCTGAGAAGAAGGTTACATACAACAAGGGCGACACGGCCCCCTACGGCGGCCTGGGGTATTTCAAGACCCTCATGCGGGACGGCGCGAAGTACTACAAGGGCTACTTTTATCCCAAGGTGCGGGCGGCCCTGGGCAACGACAACGCCCAGACCAGGGGCAGCTCCATCACCTTCGGCACCAGCAATACCACGTTTACCGTCTTCGCCGCCAATACCGGCGACTGGCGGATTACCGAGACCTTCGACAGCGAGGCGGAGGCAAGGGCGTGGGTGGACGAGCAGTTGGCGCCCGAGGCTGTCACGCCCGGGAGCTGAGCACAAGGGGAGGGGGCGGCGCTGCTGCCCTCTCCCTACTTTTTAAGGCGGTGAAGAGATGAAAGCAGTCAAGGTAGACGTCGGCGGTGAGGAGTATTATCTGCTGTTCAACGGCGCGGCAATGTTTGAGGTGGATGAGCGGTTTGACAGCTCCGCGAAGCTGCTTGACCTACTGAATCAGAACAGCCGGTCCATGTTCGACGCCCTTTGCTGGGTGGTGGCGCTCCTGGCGGAGCAGGGGGAGCTTGTACGGCGCTGCATGGGGTACGACCCCGGAGAGATGCTGAGCGAAGAGACAATTAAGGCCCTGGCAACCCCCACCGACATAATGGAGCTGAGGCGGGCCGTGGTCAATGCAATCATGCTGGGCTATGGCCGGGAGGAAGGGGACGGCGGAGAAGTGGACCTCGGCCTCGCTGAACTCAATCAAAAAAAAAGAAAACGATGACCCCCGCGCGCTATCTGCGCATGGGGGCCACCGTTGGATTTGGGGCAAAGGAGACCATGATGATGTGCCCAGGCGTGGTCTTCGACGCCTTTGAGCTGTATTTGCAGGAGCATGGGGTTAAGAGGGATGAATCTGATTAAATAGGCTCGACTGATACGACGGTCCCAGACAGAACGATAAAGATAAGGCTGCCTTTATAAATGAACTGAGTCTGTACGCCTATCAGGGCATTTCCACCAACAAGCAATGCTTGTTTTTTCAAAGAGTCAATCGTTGTTGCGTACTCATTTGAAAGAAGGCCGTCCCATTTATCGCTCTCCTTAAACATATACAGATCGCTACATGAATGCCTTGATATGACATTTGTAAAATACTTTGTAATCTTGTATCCCTCAAAGTTAAATCCAGAAGTAACCATGCAGTCCATATTAACCCTCCTTTGGTCCAGAGTAACACAGTTGAAAGAAAAAATCAAAATAATTCGGAGGCGTCCTTATGGCGACAAGGACCATATCAACAAGGCTTGCCATTGAGGGCGAGTCGGAATATAAGCAGAAGCTGGCGGAGGTCAACAACTCTCTAAAGACCATGGGGTCGGAGATGGCCCTGCTGGAAAGCAAGTACCGGGAGAACGCCAACAGCCTGGAAGCGCTCACGGCCAAAGGGGAGCTTTTGAGCCGGGAGCAGGAGACGCGGAGACAGAAGGTGGCGTCTCTCCAGTCTGCGCTCGAAAACGCAAGGGCCGCAGAACAGAAGTATGCGGATCAGGTCTCCGCGGCCAAGGAGAAAGTAGCCGGCGCGGAGAGGGCTTTGGAGGAGCTGAAAAGGTCTACCGGGGACACCACTACCCAGCAGAAGGCCCTTTCGGATGAGCTGAAGAAGTATCAGGAGGAGCTTAAAAAGGCCGAACAATACCAGAGCGCCGCCGGGAGGGGCGTGGAGGACTGGAAGAGGCAGTTGAACTATGCCCAGCGCGATTTGAATGAGCTGGATGCAGAGGTGCAGCGCAACAACAGATACCTCGATGAGGCCCGGCAGAGTGCCGATGGGTGCGCCTCATCTATTGACCGCTTTGGACGCGAGGTCAGGGACGCCGGAGACGATTCCGACGATTTCGGACAGAGAAGCAGCGAGGCGGTTGATACCCTGGCGTCCGCCCTGGCCGCGGCGGGTGTGGCCGCTACTATTAAAGAGATTGCCAGCGCCCTGATGGAGTGCGTAGACGCGGCGGTGACATTTGAGAACAGTATGGCGGAGGTCTTCACGCTCCTGCCGGACTCCACCGCCCAGGCACGGGAGAAGATGTCGGCGGATATGCTGCAATTCTCCTCTGACATGAACGTCCTTACCGAGGACGCTGTGCCCGCATTGTATCAGGCCATTTCCGCCGGCGTGCCGGATGAGAATGTGTTCGCGTTTATGGAGGTGGCGCAGAAAGCCGCCGTTGGCGGCGCGGCGGAGCTGAAGACCTCCGTTGATGGCCTCACCTCCATAGTGAACGCCTACGGCAGCGCCAATCTGTCCGCACAGGAAACGGCGGATATGCTGTTTACGGCTGTGAAACTGGGCAAGACGGATTTTACACAGCTTGCCAGCTCCATCTATAACGTCGTGCCCCTTGCGGCAGCGTCCGGCGTAAAGCTGAACGATATTGCCGCCGCGCTGGCCGCCATCACTGCAAAGGGTACGCCGACCAGCGTCGCCACGACCCAGCTACGGCAAGTGCTGGCCGAGCTGACCAAAGAGGGTTCACAGGTCGATAAGATTTTTAAGGAAATTGCCGGGGAGGGTTTCACGCAGTTTGTGGCGGCTGGCGGGAATCTACAGGACGCTTTACAGCTCCTTGAGAAGAAGGCCGCCAGCTCCAACGTGAGCATCAGCAATATGTTTTCCAGTGTGGAGGCCGGGCAGGCGGCACTCTCCCTGACCGGCAGCGGAACGCAGAAGTTTACGGAAGCGCTGGAGGCTATGGAGAGCTCGGCGGGGGCGGTAGACGCCGCATATGAGACCATGGCCGATACCGCCGAGTATCAATCCCAGAGGGCCCAGACGGCTTTCGGGAACTTAAAGACCACTATTGGCGCTGTGCTAATGCCGACGTTTAAGCAGTTATCGACCGCTGCGGCTGATGGCCTGAAATGGGCGGACGACCTTATTAAGCAACATCCCTGGATTGTGCAGGCAATTGCGGGCATCGTTGCAGCGGCGGGAGTTCTGCTTACCACTTTTACGGCGTTTTCAATAATTAAGACCATTACGCCACTGATTAAGGCGTTTAATGTTGCCTTGGCCGCGAACCCCGCTGCTTTAGTCGCTGTTGCAGTTACGGCCCTTGTCGCTGCCCTTGGTACATTCATTGCATTGAGCAATCAAGCGTCTGAAGAGACGAAAGCCCTAACGAAGAGTATCCAGGAGTCCCGCGAGGCATTCCAGGAGACGGCCGACGGTATCAAGGAGTCCAAGGACAATACCCTTGATATGGTCTCCGCGCTGGAGTCCGCTATGGCCGAAGAAGAGAAAACAGCGGCCAGCAAGGCGGTCATCCTGGAGTTGGTGGAACAGCTCAACGAGGCCGTGCCGGACCTGGCGCTGGCATATGACGAGGAGACTGACAGCCTCATCTCCACGGCGGACGGCGCAAAGGTAACAGCCGACGCCCTGCGTACTCTGGTAGAAGCCGAGGCAGAGCGGCAGATGCAGGCCGAGAACTTCCAGCGTCTGGTTGACCTGAAGAAGCAGGAGCAGGAGCTGGACCGCCAGTTGGTGGAGGCGGAGGATGCGCTTACCGCGGCAAAGGAGCGGCAGACGGAGGCCAGCGGTATCGGTATGTCCGCAGGCTACGGCTATGCCGCAATGGTCAACAGCGCGGCGAAGGACGTCAGCAACGCACAGAAGAACATCGACGCCCTCACTGAGGAGCAGGAGAAGAACCGCGCGGAGGCCGAAGAGCTGGAAGCGCAGTACAACAGCTATACAGAGTCGGTAAAGGGAGCGACTGATGCATCCAAGGGGCAGGAGGAGCAGACCCAGGATACGACTGCCACCCTGGAGGAGCTGACCAAGGCGTCAAAAGAAGTGACCGGCGTAACGGAAGCCTTGGCAGGAGCGCAGGATAACCTTTCCGCCGCCCTGAAAGAGCAGCAGGAAAAAGGGTCCTTGGCGCTGGACACAACCCTGGATCTCATTGACGCCGGGTACGCGGCAGCACTCTCTATCGACGAAGAGACTGGCGCGATTACCCTGAACAAGGACGCCTACATTGCCATTACAAAGGCCAAGATTGAGGAACAGATAACGACCCTGGAGGCCCAGCAGGCCAGCGTGAACGCTGCCATTGACCTGCGGAAAGAGGCATATCAGGCCACTGAGACAGCGGTCGGGTATCTGGAGCTGGCGAGGGCGCGCCGGGCCGCCAAAGCGGAAGCGTCCGACAAGGAACTGAACGACCTGAAGGCGCAGTCTGCGGCCTACGATGCACAGATTGCATCCCTCAAAGCCGCGCAAAAATCACTTGGGTCCTATTCCGGGGCCGTGGCCTCGTCTGCCAGGGCATCCTCTTCCGCGTCCAAGAAGGTGAAGACCCAGGCGGAGAAGGACCTGGCGTCCTACAAGGAGCTGAAAGCCACCCTTGACCATGAGCGGTCTATGGCGGACAAGGACGATGTGGAGGCCGAAGAGCGCTACTACGCGAAGCTGAAAGGGCTGCGGGACGAGTACCTGGCAGACGCCTCCAATATTGACGAGTACCGCCGCGTCACGGAGGAGCTGCACAAGCACGAGGTTGAGCTGGCCGAAGAGGCGGCAGATGAGCAAAAACGCATCAACGACGAGAAGCTGGAGGCATACCGGGAGGAAATCGAAAAGGCGGAGCAGGCCTATAAGGATAGTATGGCGGCCATGGCGGACGCCTCCCGGGAGAAGCTGGACACGATACAGCAGGCCTATGACGACCTGATGGTGAAACAGGACGCCATGTCCAAGAAGCTGCAAGAGTATGGGGAGCTGTTCTCCAAGACGACCACAGACGCGGGGACCAGCTACGAGTTAACTGATATCCAGGAGCAGATTGATACGCTCAACAAATACGACGAAACCCTTTCCAAGCTGAAAGAGAACGGGATTTCGGGCGGACTCCTTGACGAAGTGGTCGGCATGGGCATTGACGACGCCATCGGATACGGTCAGAAACTCCTTGAGATGGCTGAGAAAGATGACGGTGCATGGGAGGAGTACAACGCCGCCTGGGAGAGGAAGAACACACTCGCGGTTGAGACGGCGGAGAAGTTCTACCGGGAGCAGGCGGACGCCCTGACGAAGCAGTATGACGATGAGCTGAAGCGGTTTTACGACGAGTTGAAAAGCGGCGCCTTTGACGCCGGAGCGGAGGCCGTCGGAGAGCTTGCGGACGGCATGAACGAAAAGCGGCAGGAGGCCATTGACGCCGCCGCCGCGCTCGTGGCTGAGCTGGAGCAGGAGTTTAAGGGCATGAGCATTACCGGGGCAAGGGTGGACGGTTCCCACGCCGGGGGCCTCTCCTATGTCCCCTACGACGGCTATCTCGCGGAGCTGCACAAGGGGGAGCGGGTTCTGACGGCGGACGAGGCCAAGGCATTTATCGCCGCCTCCATGCCGCGCCGGTACGACGTGCCCCAGCAGAGCGGCGGGCAGATGGCCCAGCTCCAGGGGATGATGCAGACGGTCCTCCAGAATCAGGCGGCGCGGCAGGAGAGCAACACGCCCATCCAGCTAGAGGCGGTCATTGAGATGGACGGTGAGGTCGTCGCCCGGAAGCAGCTCACCTACAACCGCCGGGCGGAGCGGCTGCAAGGGAAATCGTTCGTGGACAGGGGGTAGTGTATGACGTTTCAGATTGACGGGGTGGACTTCTCCAGAAACATCTATCGGTACGGGTTCACCGTGCAGTACGAAAAGGTCTACGGCAAGAACGGCGGGCAGATGCTGGGCGGCCCGGAGGGGGGGGGGCTTGTGCCGGGCGCACAGGTT